CCCCAAGATCTATAAATGCCTTTTTGAAACTCATAAAACTCATAAGTGTCTATAAGCTCTTCTAGGCTAATCCCACAGCTATTAGTCTCGCGCGCGCAGGACTCATCAACCAGGTCACCCTCAGCACTTACTGCTTCTACAGCTGCCTTCTGCTCGTCTGTTAGCTCCGAAGAAGCACAGCCCTTAAAAAATAAGTTGGAGGTTGACATACCTCAACTCTCCTATAATAGATCAGTTATATGTGAATGTATCCATTACAAACGTTAGCTCTAGTGTAGATACGTTTGTAGAAGCTCTATCGGCCTGGCCAAAATTTAACGAGGTAATCTGAGCGTCTGGGATAGTGATGGTTCTGTTTCCTACGGGTGAGGGATCTTCACCACAACTCACAGGAGTAACTGTAAGAGTGATGTAAGAGCAGTCGTAGGTTTTCCAAAAGTCAACAATGTCGGCGTGCTTTTCAGGGTCAAAAGGAACAGAGACAGTAACTTCTGCAAGGGTGCGAGGACCTTTGAGCTGGAAGATACGACCTCTTACACCGTCAGCATACTGAGTAGTTCCTGAGGTGTCTCTGATACCAGAAAAAGTTGTAAAATAGTGCTGGAAAGGGGAGGCCTGGATCCAGTACTGTGCTTGTGTGATAGGCTTATATGCTAACATAGTACGTTATGTATAATGCAATATTTCTAATAGTATTTTAAACTACATGCGCTATTGGAAATAAGGATCAAACCATCTCCAATATCCTTTGGCCTCTGTATCGATAGTAACTGTCTCGCGGTGGACAATATACCTATTTAGTCTAAAAACTGCGTGATACAGAGCAATAAGGCTTTCAGAGTCTTGCTCTGAGAGGCCATCTTGATGGACTAAGCCTTTAAATCTTTGTAAATCTGTTTCTAGTCTTGCTTTTACTTCAAATGTTTCAATTGGTATTTTGCGAAGGCCTCTAATTTCTTCAAAGAATCTTTCTACAACAAAAATGATCTCCCCAGGAGAAGTAAACTCATCTATGCTAAGCTTAGAGATAGACATTTCGTTTCCGGTAGAATCAGAAACAATTCGTTGGAATCCAACGTCGTCAAGGTTACCTTTGAAATTAGCAGAGATTTCTTGAGATATCTTCTGTTTTTCAGAAGGTTCTTCAAAGTCAAATAGCTTCATAAGATCAGCCCCAAACTCCATGTCTTCAGCCATTGGAGCTTCTTCAGCATCTCCTTCTTCTACAGGTGGCATCATCCCGCCCATCATCCCACCATCAGGCATTTCTTGCTTAGTTAGAGAAGGAATGTTAAGCTTGTCTCTAAGCCAGTCTATATCTTCTACTTGATAGCCTATGGCCCCAAGCTGCGAAAGAACCTGAACCATACGAACAGGATCTTCGCGCTGCTTAAGATCTTCAAAGTTACGGACTAATCTAGGAGGGTTTTTACCGGGATAGTTAAGCTCTACTATCCATCGGACCAAAGTGGAGTTAATTGTTTCGTCAAGCTCTTCAGAAAAAGCCTTTGCTTTACGCATACGAACAGAGTCAGCGATCTGATCCCGCGCAAACGACCCAACACTTCCCGTNTCCTGGCCAACGGTAGTTTCACCGTTAATCACGAAACTAATTTGTTGGTCAATGTACGAGATTAACTGATTATAAAGTTCGGGTCTTCCATTACTTTCTAGCCAGTTAATCTCCATTTCATCCGGTATAACAACAGCAGTTTCCTGCCCAAGACGTTGTAAGGCCGTAAATAAGGAATTAACTTCTTCTTCAGGAGTGCCAAGGCTGAACTTACCCACGGCAGTTGGAGTGGTATGCTTATCTGCGTACTGTAACCAAAAATTAAGCAGAGTTCTTCTAAACTCTACAAGCGGATAGAGTTGGCGACCAAGGCCAGAGCCGTGGACATCCATAAAATTGCTATAGGCCCAGTGCCTATGCATTACCATAGACCTAAGAGGAACTCCCATGCCTTCTACTGGAGAAAACATTGTAATAAGTCTAGGGCTTACGGTCCCATCTTCATTAAGCCTAAAAAGAAATCTTCGTGGGTCTCTAGATTTTATTTCTGAAGGTACAATGTACTTTCCTTGCCTCATCCAGCAGATCTCAGCTACTGACATTCCGAGCACTATAGACTCACACATTCCACGGATGAACGTGTCAAATCCAGAGTTTGCAGAAACTAAAGATTCTTTACCATACGATTGTCGAGTATTGCTACCCATCCGATTGATTACTTGACGCACAAACTCTGCGACTTCTTCGTCTTCTGAAGAATCAGAAGCAGGATAAACTTCCCAGGGTCTCTGTACAATCTCACCAATGAGCTTTTCCCAAGCGGCAAGGATTTGGCTGTCGTTGAACAGCCTCATGTACTTCTCGATGGCTCTAGGTCCACCACCACCCTCTTCTAAGAGAATGTCGTCTCTACGAGGTAATATTACTCCGCTGGTAAGGTGCGGGGCACCTGAGTAGGAATAAGGATCCGACTTATATCCAGCTAAGTTACCTTGAGAAACTCCCAGGGAAAAATACCTGTCGAAAAACCCAGATTTAATATGTCTTTGAGGATTTTCAGAGCTCATTGGGTACTTCTACACATCATTCTTCGCTATCTTTAAACTTACTAGGCTCAACTACCTGGGTTAGATCAATAACAATTGTTTCTAGGTTCATAAGCTTTTCTCTTAGCTCTTCCCGGGTAATGTTTCCATTTTCCCATTCTTCAATTAGCTCCTCGGCTCCGTCGACTTTAACGTTATGCCCAGTTGTTAAAATGTTAATTCCTTCTTCCATAGTTCTTGTTCTTTGCGGATAGATTGATACAATGACTTATAAGTTTTTCTCCAAGCTTCGTCGTATTTTCGTACGTACTTGAAGTAGTTTTCCCCCCAAGAATCTTGGGTGTATAGCTCTTTATACTTTTCTGGGACGGTCAAGGAAAATGTTTTTAGCTCTATTGCTAAAATAGCGCTTATAAAATCTCCTCTCTTAGCGATCATTTGATCTTTAAGATCTTCTAGGTCTATATTAGGATGATCTTCTGATATTTTTATAAATAAAGGAGACTTTAAAAGATCAGATTTTTTGGTTATCCTTTCTTTTTTAAGAGTCTCTTCGTAAGCGTTGTCTAAAACTTGTGCCATGAAGGTTGAATTAAACTCGACTTCGGCTCCGTCATTAACTTCTTTCCAAAACTTTTTAAAAGATTCGTAGCATCTAACAATAGTTATATCTGCGTAAGACTGAAGTTTTTGTTTAATCTCTCTTTTTGCGGCCTCTACATAATGCATGTCTTTTCCATCTGGCCAAAGAACACTCCGTTGTGCGAGAGAGTTAGACCAGAGAAAGGTTGTTAAAAGCTTTTTGGTCCTAGAGTCGCTAAGATCTTTTTTAGGCAGATCGTCTATATCCTTAATAGCTTTTTTCCATTCGTAAAAAATATCTATTGCTTTGTTTTCTGATGCCTGCCACACCGGGGTTTTTGAAAGCTTTCCGATATGCGTTTCGTCGAGTTCTCCGTACCCAGTTAGTTCGTTAATAAGCACGTCGTCTTCAGAGAGATTTTGAGTGGTTATTATTTTAGGTCTTGAGGTACTTTTGATATGTGCATTAAACTCAACAACCCACTTATCGTGAATAAGTTGTTGTTCTAGCTTCCATTTATCATGCGCTAAAATTTTATCTAATGCAGACTCCTCAATATTACACAGTGCTAGAATCTCCTGAGTTTGCATTAGCTTCTGACTTTCTTAACTTTAGGTCTATATAGCTCATTATATCACGATAGTTCCAACAATGCTCAATTTTTGTAAAAAGTTTACTGTCTATTCTATCTAAATCCATGCCGAACGTGAGTAACCTATTTAAATCATCCCAGCAATTACTTCCTGGCTCGTCAAATAAGAATATTTTTTTATCGTCCTCTACTTCTGTTTTTTCAAGCGTATGAAGTGCAGAGAAAATATTAGAAATTCCTAGAGTGTCCCAACCTATAAAAACAATATAGTCTGAAGATTTTATTACGGTCTCTGTAACTGACTGTCTAGTCTTTACCTCAACTCCTTCTTTTTCAGTTAAAACCTGCTCTAAGTGTACAGCCATTTTATTTAGGTCAGAAACTGCGTCAACAGATTTTGTTTTTATAATAGTAACAGAGATTTTAGAAGGCATAGTTTCAAATTTGCTACAAAGCTTTAAACTTAAAGTTTAAAGTTTAAAAAAAGCGTGCGGATATGCTAACTGCATTAACTCAACAACAAGCGAACGCCATCGCTTCAAATCTTTCTTTCGTGGTGGATCAAGCTCTTAACGCGTATGAGCAAACGCAAGGAGAAATAGAAATAAGTGCTAAGAGAAAGGCTTATAAAAAATTATACGTCGATTTACTAGGGGACGTACTAAATAGGATATTAGAAGAAAAACCTACGTCTATAATTCCTTTATATAATCAGTTAGCTTTCACGCTAGTGGAGCTAGGATTTGATGTTACTCTATTTGTAACTATACTGGCGTACTGTCAAGAAGTTTTATTTCAATTTATAGCGCAAAGTGGTGGCAGAAACACTCAGCTAGAAAATTATATAGAGAGGTACATATCTGAAATTATAAAACAGATTACCCAAGAAAAATTATTTCAAAAGGGACTAAAGTCAGATCAGCTTATTCAATTAGTAGAAGAATATGCCCCGTCGTTTACTATAGAAAGAGAGGAGTACTTTAAAGACGAGATTTCAGAAAGAGTCTTGCATACCTTAATTCCTGAGTACCTTTACTGGGAATATCAAAAAGAACAATACAAAGAGGGTGCTTCTTTTAGCACAAAAAGACTTACTATATATAATAAAAGAGTATACTCTTTGAATCAAGGTATAAGCCAACCGACGTTTTGGGATTTTAATAAAGAAGAATGGGCAGAATTTAATTCAAAATTTTTATCCAAAAAAGAAAGATTTTTAGATAAATTAAAAAACAATGCCGAAGTGTATGTAAACCAAGCTCTTACTAACTCAAGAGATATTAACGGTATCATATCTGATTCTGAAATAAAAGAGGTAAAGAGCTCACTCACCTACGACGAAAAAGATCTTGGCCTTACATTTGCTGGTAAAGGAAAAGCGGTGCTAACAAATATTCTTTCACTAAAAGCAACGGTAAACTACTTTGGAGGGTACGAAGGATCTCCCATTGGAGATGTGGATTTTATTGCTAGTTTTTGTGAAAAATTCTATGCAAGCTTATATGGTAGAGTTGCCAACACGGGATTTGACGGAGAAGAAGGCGTAAGTCTTTTTGGGAGGTTTAACTCTCTTTTTCTTTCTGAAGAAAAAACAAACAAAATTGCTGGGTTGAACTTCTTAGATAATTTCAAGTCTTTAAGATCTTTCAAGCAAAAATTAAAACTTCCTGAAAGTATCTTAATAGAAGATAAGCCTGGTGAAGAAAGCATTAAGATTATCAGTTATAATCCCATTTACGCCAAGTATAAGGACGGCATAGAAGATAAATATACGTACAAAAATCCCAATCCGTACTCTGATGAAGCTGACGTTGACATTGTCTTATTTGGAATAGAGAGACTTTTATCGCTTGCAAATTTTGTTGCAGACGCTATTGACAGCCTTAATTCCTCCTTAACAAAAGAAGGTCTGTTACCAGGATATGAAGGCTATGGTCCTATATCTATTGAAATTGCAGAACTTGGAAACGTATTTATTCCCACAAAAGTTCTTGCAGAAAACTATCAAGGCTCTAAAGTCCTGCCAGG